CATTATTTTTGACATCTAGCAAAATGTGTAGACACGGGGGGGAGTTAAATCTCGTAGCTCTCTTTGTAGCCCTTCATCTAACTCTCGTAGCCTAGCCTTCTTCATCTCTTTGTCTTGCTAACTCTCTCAAGTAATCATCATCTATCATGCCTGCGTCTGCTAATCGGTGATGCTCTCTACATAAACAGATTAAGTTACTGTCTACTAAAAGTAAAGAAGGTTCGACCCTCAGCTTAGTGATGTGGTGAACCTCCAAATTTCTATAATTGTATTTACCCTCGTCAAGACATACTGAACATAGATACTTGCTCCGCTCTCGTATGTCCTCGCTCTTCTTATGCCACTTATACGTGTTCCGTAGCTTGGCCTCCGCATAATCATATCGATAGTGCTTACGTCTTTTCCCTACGTTGCATACGTAACCTTTAGCATGGATCTTGCCGCATCTAGTGCAACTAATGTAATCGGTCATAATCTAACTGAATTTACCCCAATAATCTAGCCGCTTGCCATTCTTCGCATATCCCGTTGCCATGTAGCCATAGCCATTGGATCTCGGTTGCCTAATCCAGACGTAACCTCCTTGAATAGCATAAGCATCATAGTTAATCTTGCTTCCTGCCTTTACCAGTGAAATAGGAACTGCTCCCGTGCTTGGTGCTGTTCTTAAATAAATAGCCTGCCCTAACGTGAACGTCCCCTTTTCTGAGTGCCATTCTCCGGCTTGATCCTTCTTCTTGTCCTTAGCGACAGAAGGCTTCTTTGAGCTTTGACTACCCTTGGTATATAATCCCTTGAAGTCGTAGCTCATGTCTACCTTAATCCCACTGACTGGATACTCGCTTGTGAATTGCCAAGTCCCTACGTCATCAAGACCCGGATTGCTAGTACCGTATGACGCTACCCAAACGTTTTTAGGAATGATCTTCTTACGGTCAATATGACCGTCCTCAAACCATGACCGCATTGAGTAGATGTCTGTCTTAGGATAACCTGCGTTCTTTACTCTTTGAATAAAGGCATTGATGTCAGCTGTCCCGTTTGCTCTAGCAGTTGCATGATCCTCATAATCGAGAACCATAACTGAATCTTCGCCAATACCTAGCTTCTTAGCATTCTTAACGAACCAATCAGCCTCAGCTTGTGCGTCCGCCACGCCATTAAATTTCGCATAATGGTAAGCATGAACTTTCAGTCCTGCCGCCCGTGCATTCTTGATTTGGTTCTTAGCCTTTGGATTAACGTAAGCTGATCCCGGATTAGAACCCTCAGTAATTTTTACGGCTACCGCCTTAACGCCCTTGTCCTTCAATGCTTGAAAGAACTCTTTTGTGTCTAGTTGATAACTTGACACGTCAGCCATTAAATCAAACTTAGTCATTCTTCTTTTCTTCATCTCCATTGCTTACAACGTTTACGCCCTGCGTAATGTTCTTCACTCCGCTAAATAAACCACAAGCCGACAAGCCGATTGCTAGACCCAGAATGATGCCTTCTTCTACGGAATAATGTAACAGGAAACTGAATACTCCTACGCCGCTAATCAAGCCAAGGATCACGTCAACGACTGGAATGTATTTCTTGTCGAACCCGACTTGCTTAAAAAGCTCCGCTAGAGCAATCACTAATGCAACTTGACCAACTGGAGTAATCAGCTGGTTAATCAATTCTTTTGCGTCCATATTTTAGTCTCCTTCTTAGCATACAATGCTAGAGTTTTCTTCTACCTACTATTATAGCACTTCTCGCTTCTTTTTGAAATAAAAAAACGGGCTTGAAGCCCGCCATCTCAATATTTTTCATACTTTTAGTAGTTCATGCTATTCTTCAACAGCTTAATGGTGTAAACCGTGTCGCCTTCTTTTGCATTGTAGATGTCTTCACCAATAAATTCGCAGTCAAGGCGGATACATCTCTTCCGCTTCAAGTTGAAGAGCATTTTCATCATCTCTTCGTAGCTAACGCTCTTGCCTACTTTTGCATATTCGGCTAACAAACGTTCGTGCAAGTCCTTGTCATTAATGGTGACGTTACCTTTGAAATATGATCCACTAGCTTGTTCGCAAAGCATACGTAAAGTTCCCAACATTTTATTTACCTCGTTTTCTTTAAATCCTTTGTTCTGTTCCTTAACTTTATATCTATATTATATAACACCTAGAAGAGAAGTCAACACTTTTTGAGGATCTTTTTGAAATAAAAAGCAAAAAATAGGCAAAAGAAAAACCCACCGTGGTCCGCAGTACGTATCTGCGTGGTGGGTCATCTCGCCTAGGCATCTTAAGCCTAATTATAACATCTCCATCGGTTATTGCAAGTCCAGAAAGTCGTTAAATACTTCCAGATTATCGCAATCCATTACTTCACAATCGATAGTCCAAAGAACTTCGTCTAGATCATCGGTTTGATAATCAATTTCCTCGTTAGTCCCTTGATACGTATTCTGAACAAGCACCCAAGTGCCGAACTTGAATACTAGTCCTCCGAAATAAGTATCTTCGTAAAGTTGATCGCCTAGCCACCCGTTAAGGTAAAGTTCGTAATTATTATCGTCAATCTTTTGAGCAGTGATGATCTTCGTCATTTTAATGTACCTCCGTTAAATTAAGTCTTTAGTGTTAACTACTAATCCAGCGTTAACCGCCCATTCATAACTGACTCCCCAATATTCTAGGTCGTCTGCTACCATTTCATCGTATTGGCGAACCAATTTTCCTGCTTTGAAATAGTTTCCTTCTTCCTTTTCTTCGATTGCCATGTCGATTAAAAGCATGTTTGCCTTTAAACATTCGATCATTTCTTTGATTTCTTCATCAGTCATTTTAAAGTACCTCGTTTATGTTTTCTTCTGTTCCTTAACTTTCTATACTAATTATATAACACTCGGAAGGAAAGTCAACACTTTTTGATGATTGTTTTTTGAAAAAAGAAAAAGCACAGCCATTATCGGCCGTGCTCTCTGTACAAACGTAGATCAAAAGGAAATTAGAAAATTAAGTATCGAGGTACATTTTTATTGTACCTCCTCCTCGGAAATTCGTCAAGTTATTTCTTCAATTCAATTACAATTTTTTTGCCTTCAACATGAATTTGGATCTCGTCATGTGCATGTTCCTCCCCAAATGCCTCAAATGCAATCGCCTTAGGAATATTCGCCGTGTAGCCGTTATTCTTAACATTGCCGTTCTTGTCGTAAGTCTTCCGCATTGATAATCTCATGATTTTTATTCCTTCCGTTTCTTAATATGCCATTCTTTATCGGAGCAGTAATGTGCTCTATCTGGTAATTCAAACTTGAGCAACTTTACCCGCTTAATTTCTCTTGGCTTGAATTTTCTCTTTTCGAGGTCTATTCGTCTCTCTGAATAGTACTTAATCCCATTCTTTTCAGCGCACCATAGTAAATATCTGCCAAAGCGGTTAACTCCATTGCGCTTTGCTGAGCATCTTACAGTTGAAACGTCTAGCCCCATTTCATCTGCTACCATTTCCGCTGTATAACCTTCGTCAATCAGATCAAGGATCTTGTTATCCCTTTCAACGAATCGTTCTAATCTGTTCTTGATTCGCTCCTTGTATTCGAATGAATCTGGTTTTTCTTCATCTGGAGACATTCCCCTGATCTTTAAGAACTCCTCACAATCTTCTGGAGCTTCAAGGATGCTTCCGTATTTTAAGATCACTTGATCTACCAAGTCTGTTAAATCGCTCATCTTGGTAGACCCCGTTCTGCTGGTAAAGTCTCAGCAAAAGCGATTAGCGCAGTCCATGAATCTGAATTATCTAAGCCAGAATATGAGATGAAGTGCTCTGCTTCCTCCCCACAGATCCATGCTAGAATTTTCAGATTGTCGGCGTCAATAACATAGACATCTCCATTGTCACTCTGGGCAACCGCAACCGGGTTGACCTCCTTTTCGATGATCTCCTTAAATTCCTTCACTGTCATGGTCTTGTTTCCTCCATTAATTCCTTTATCATGATCTTGATTTTTCCATATTCGTCATATCCAAAGCCTTCCGGGTTAATAAACATAACGCTTATTTCCACTAGAACGTCCCTCACGGGCTTCCGGTAGACGTGTGCGTGATTATAAACGATGTTCCTACAGAACTCCTTGTGGCCGTTTACAGCTCCATATTGGAACGCATTCGCTATTCGGTAACAGTCAAACGTGTAACTCATTCCTTAGGCTCGCCTGCTTCCGGATCTTCTTCTTCAAGATCTCCAAACTTAGCATAGTTTTCAAGTTCCCTAAACAGCAGTTCAAGTCTTCTCGTCTCCGTACTGTCCATGTTCTTTAAAAAGTTCATGTCGATTGCCATGTCAATACGGAAAGCTGACGTTCCCTTAGACACTCTGAACCACGGTTGCCCGGGTACAGGATCTCCAACTAATACTACATCATAACCAAACACATCATATCGCTTATTAGTTTCAATTTTCATTTGTTTAATACCTCAATCAATTATTCCCGCTAACATTAGTAGATCAACGCCATCGACCAAAATGCGCAGACCATGAAGCCAAGGAATGCGAACCCGGTTAAGTAATTTGGCTTCAATATCAAGGCGATCACGCTTAGGATCAAGCATGACCAGCTTGAAGTGATTGCCACTGTAACCAACGTCCCCAGCATTATTCGTCCTCCATGTCTCCAACTACCTCAACCTTGTCAACGGCAATTAGCACTGGTGCTCCTCCAGAATGCAATTGCATGTACTTCTTAGCACTGACAAGACGCTTAATTACCGTCTCGTAGTCCTCATCTACAGTTATGCTTGAGTTAGTAAAGCCAATGTAAGTGTAAGCCGAACCATTATTGATCTCGTTAAAGCTAATGACTTTCATTTTTCGCCTCGCATTTCTCTTTTTCTTGAAGCAAGATTTCACGCACTTCCAGGGCTTTCATTTCTCCAGCAATATAATCTGCTTCGTCATACTGTGCCTCCAGTTGGTCTACTAGAAGCGATGTTGATGCTTTCTTCAAGTCTTCTGATAGGACATCTTTTTCTTCATCGATAATCTTCTTTAGTGATAGCCACATTCGTTTGTAGTTCATCACTACGCCCCCTCTTCGCAACTTTCAAGAATTAACTGTTTTACAGCTCTCAAACTAACGCTAAATTCGTCCGGATCAATCCAAGCAAAGCTTCCTGGGTTATTGAGATCTCCATCCAAGTTATCGATAATTTCTACAGCCATTTTTAATTTAATATTATCCATTTTTAGTACCTCTGCTTAATCAACATAACTTTCAAGAAGTAACTTTCTTGCCATTCTCAACGAATCGTTGTAATCAGTCTTATTAAAAAGAAAGCTGTCGATGTCGCCGCCTGCTTTTTCTAAATCCTTGTTCGCTCTGTCAATCAGCATTGAAGCCATTACCAATTTAGCATTGTCCATTTTTTGTACCTCCAGTTAATTGATCCGACTATCAAGAATAAGCGTACTTGCGAATTTCAAAGCGGCATTATATTTGTCTTTTTCCATATCAACACCTTTAGTTAGAGCAAGCTCGTTATTTGCTTCAGCTAAATATTCTCTAGCCAGATCTAAATTGAACATTAATTCGTCATAGTTTATTTTAACCGTTTCCTTTTTGTTATGAATAGTCATTTTCAGCACCTCCGCTTAATCAACGTAGCTGTCTAGAATTAACTTCATCGCAGACTTCAAAGATTTATTGAAGTCATGCTTGTTCAGCCAATCAATTCCGCCGTCCTTGTCGGCTTGATCCAAGTCTTCAAGTGCACGTTCGATTAACTCCTTGGCAATTACTAGATGCAAGGTCTCTGATACAATTTTTTCGTCTTTTTCTTTTTCCATTTTTTAATACCTCGTTTTATTGTTTCCTTTGACTTTCTATATTAATTATATAACGCTTAATGAGAATGTCAACACTTTTTGCAAAAAAATTAGTTCTCTTTGTTCTCCTCCATCTTCAAGAATCTGTTTACGAAGTATTGTTGACCTTTTCCAGTAACTTTAGGAGTCTTCTTAACAATGGTGCGGCCGTCTGGATAGTTGACCGTTGTTTCTTTTACCTCAAACCAGCCACGCTCCATTGAGTACTGAGTTGGTGAATTGTAGTCACTGCCTTGCCGCTTGATTAAATAGCCGTTATCACGTAACCAAGCGAACAATCTAATAGAGCCAATGTTAATGCCGTTTTGCTTGATGATCTTGGCAAGGTCTCCAACTGAGATAGTTGAGCTACTAGAAGAAACTGAATCAGCAAACAATGCTTTTGGTCTCATTTCCTCAATCTGAATATTCTTTTCTCTCAGCTGATCTGCGGCTTGCTGTAGAAGGTCAATCAACCCGCTCTTGTTATGAACAATGTCAAAGGCCTTTTGATCTGTCATATAAGCGCCGTGCTTCCGGATAGTTGGAATAACTTCGCTCGTAACCCAACGCTTGAACTTCTTAGCACTTGGCAACTTGCTTGAAAGGATCAAGGAGTAAAGCCCAGACTCGTTGATGATGGTTTTATTAGGATTGCCCCTAGTAATACCGTCACGAATTGCGACTGTATTCTTGTCTTCGCCATCAACGTGCTTGCCTATGGCATCTCTTGTGTTCGAATAGCCTAGCACCGTAGCAACGTCATTGCCAACGAACCAAGGTTCTCCTTCAATTTCAATTGCCCGAACTTGGTTGTCTTCAAAGTTAAAAATTTGAACTTCGTTCATTTTAAAGCCTCTTTCTTTTAATCCTGCTTCCTAATTGCTTAGGTTGCTTAATTAACTTTATAACTAAATCATACAACGTAGATAGCGAGTGTCAACACTTTTTGCGAAAAAATTAGACAAACAAAAAAGCAGGATCAAGTCCTGCCCCTTTATTAGAACGGAAGTTCTCTGCTTTGGTGGAGCAACTTGCGATAGCTTACGCCTTCCAGTTTCATGATCTCCGTCATTTCCATGATTCGATCAACGGTCTTGTCCGCTACTCCTCGACTCTCCACCAATTCCCGCAATGAGTAATTGCTCGTGAAGATCGTTGGTCGGTTGTTAACGTATCGACTATTAATAATGTCGTAGACCTTTCCTTGAAGCCAGAGATCTTCGTTCCCTTTGGAGACCTTTTCAGTCCCGAAGTCATCGATGAACAAGAACTCCACCTCAGCGAGCTTTGTCATAAGCTCCTGCTCCGTCTTCCCAGATCCTAACTCAATATGTTGCTTCCCGAACGTGTTTTTTATCGCTTGAGAGATCTCGTTGATGTTGGTAAATAGTACTGAATGTAATTGCGTGATTAACTGGTTCGCCATACAAGCCGTTAGATGCGTTTTCCCACGTCCTTTATCGCCATAAAGGTAAATACCTATCCCACGGCTCAGAACGGTGTCAGCGACCTCACAATAGCGTCTACAGCGATTGTAAATGAGACCGAACTCCTTAGACGTAACCTCGGTGGTCATGAAAGTGGCATTAGCAAATCTCGATCCGATTAAGGAACTCTTTCTCAGCTCCTCAACCTTTCCCGCAATCATCTTCTTCTCGTTTTCTTTTCGTTGACAGGAGCAAGGACAGCGCATGATCCCGATAGCAGGCACGTTAACCGTTCTTGGCTCGTTACATACCTTGCAATAAATAATGCCGTCTTTCTCGTATTCCTCATCGGGATTAATAGTCGAATTCTGCGTAATCTGATCCATCACGTTTTACCTCCGTATTACCTTGATAACCATTATTGTTCCGATAACCGTTATTGCCCTTTGGCTTGTAGACCCCAAGCCAATTATGTTCGATTGCGTTATCCAAAAGCTCAACTTGCTCAGCAGGAGAGCTACTCAGCTTCTTTAATTTAGAGATCAATAATTCTAGCGCTCTATCAGTCATTGGCTTTTTCATCATCTTACGCATCTTGATAAACTCGTAGATTTCTTGCTTGACAGATTCATCTTGGATATTCTTGTTAATGATTGAATCGTAACTCGTAGTCTTCTTGCTCTCCTTCTTTCTTTCTTTCTTAATATTATTATCTGAGTTTTTTATCTGGTTTATATCTGGTATTGCTTTCACATTTTCGTGAGATCCCATTTCACAATTTTGCGAATTGGCCATTTCACATGTTGGTGAATTGGAATCCTCAGTTTCGGAGCGATCAATTACTAGTTTTCCTTCGTCAATACCATCTAGGATTGAAGTCTCATGCCCTTTTTCAGTGAGCGCATACCATTTAGTGCGGTCAAACGGCAATTTATTGTAATTTCCCGTCTTAATAAAGCCTTTATCCTCCAGCTTCTTAAGCGCAGTGTCTATCTGTCTTTGAGAAAAATACGGGAACTGTTCGCTAAATGCCTTCATGCTGTTGTATGTCCAATATGTACCATCATGGAAATGCTGGTTATTTGCTCTGTTCTTTTTAATCCAGAATGCAATGTTAGCAAATAAAGCGGCTGAATTAAGCCCGCATTCCTCAGCTACTCTTACGCTGTAATAATGTAATCCCATTTTAAAAGCCCTCCTTAAACATTTTTACTAATCAAGATTATCCACTACTTTAATGCACCGATGAAGGATTTCTTTCGAGTTCTCCTTGTACACTATTTCCGATGTGATGTAGTTCTTGTCTAAAAGGGCTTTAATCCACCGTGAGACGCTTTTATTGCTTGCCTTGTATAGACTACCAAAGTAACTGTTAGAAGCCCAGCAACAGCCATTTTCAGTGCATAGCGCCGCAATTTCGCCGTAAAGTAGCTTTGCACTTGCTGGGAGATCTTTGTCATGCAAAACGTTAACAGGAATGATGATGTCGTAATCTTTGTTCATTTTTAATTTCCTTTCGTTTATCTCTTGCTGATTTATCCTACAAAACTGAGTATCCCATTTCAGTAAGCGTGTACCACTTAGTGCGATCGAATGGAGTTTTGTTGTAATTACCAGTCATGATAAATCCAGTGTCCTCAAGCTTTTTGAGAGCCGTCTTGACTTGCCGCTCAGTTAAAAAGCTAAACCATTCGCTGAATGATTTCATGCTATTGAAAGTCCAGTATCTACCGTCATGAAAGTTTTCCTTGCGCTCCTTGCTAAGCTCTACCTCATCGGCAATTTCGGTAAACAGAATTGCGGCGTTAACTCCGCATACTTCTGCTACTTCTACATTAAAAGATTGTAATGCCATTTTTAAGCTCCTTTGTATTTAATCAAGATTGTCCTTGTAGGACTACTTTTTCCATTTACAACGCTCTAGGCGTCAATTTCACGCTCTCTGAGTTCTTTTAGGATCATCTCCTTCTCAATCCCTTTAGCGCTGTCTAAACCATCTAGAAGGCGGCATGTTTTGCTTTCTGAGATTGCTACCTTGAGCAACTCGTAATATTCGATTTGATCTACAGTCATTTTGTGTTCCTCCTATTATTTTAGCATTTCCTTTAGCCTTATAAGTCTATCGTACAACATCTAGAAGTGAAGTCAATACTTTTTGGTGTTTTTTGTAGACTTTTTGAAAATAAAAAAAGCAGGATCAACTCCTGCTTCTCGTTATCCTATTCAATTTTATTTTTTCTCCTTCTCCTCAATCTTTTCTACTTGATCTCTAGTGAACAGGTAAGCCTTGCAAAGATAAAATCTTTGGTTTTTCTTGGTCTTCCCGTTTTCTGTTTCTTCGTATTCCGGCTTCTTTGACTTTTTCCAAAGGTGAGTTGAGATCTTAGCTTTCTCTCCCTTACGGACTTGATAACCCATCTTGCGCCACTCACCGTAAGTATGAAGCCCCAAGTCTTGCATTGCCGCAATCATATTTTCTAATTGCTCTTTTGTGTAAATGTTGTTCACAATAGCCTCGTGGGCTACGATTTCCATGTTTGTCATTTTCGTACCTCGTTTCTTGTTTTCTTAACTTTCTACATTAATTATATAACGCATAGCAGGATAGTCAATACTTTTTAGAAAATATTTTATAGATAAAACAAAAAAGCCTAGATATAATCTAGACTTCTTCTGTGCAAATGACACATTTACAATATTTTAGCTCTCGATATAAATTATATCACTCTGCTTTGCGTAATTCAACCTCAATTCTAGGATTTTTTCGATCTACCGTAACTTGATGAGATAATCCGACAATGTATTTCTGCGAATCGTCATCCAGTATCCCCGACTTAACAAGCGCATCTTGGATAAACTTCGTTGCGAAAGTAATGTTATCGATGTCACGCCGCTTATTAGGCTCATACCAGACAATATGAAGGGTTAACGGGTACTCTTCAACCTTCTTCAAGCCCGCTCGCTTGATCCCTTCAATGACCTTAGCCTCGTTTTTACGTTTCATCGCATTAGCTCCATAACGGTTAGCCCTACATGCTCCAGTGTAAGTGTTTAAACCGTCAAGTCTGCCTTCAATAATAAATTTCATTCAAATCTCCAGATATAACCTCCAGCCGTTTGTTGCTTGTTGTTACAGCAAACGGAAATATCCGGCTGTGGAATCCCCGTGGATCTGCTTGCTTCTCGCTGGGAAACGTACGAACGGATCTTAACCATGTCTTTTGAGTACTGGGTTACGTGCGTTCTAGTGCTCTTGTAAATGTCGGAATAGTGATTATTGTAAAATGCCGTACACCATTCCAAATTAGAAGCACGATTGTCAGTCTTTACTTCGTTTTTATGGTTGACGTAACGATATTCATTCGGATTAGGAATGAACGCTTGTGCTACTAACCGATGAACATAGAACATCTGTCTTTTACCAGAATAGAGATTAACGGCTTCATAACCGTTTTTCAGTTTGACAGCTCTGAGGATCTTCCAAGTTTTGCGCTTGCATGATCTTACACGCCCCATGTTGCTGACTTGATAAGTTCCGCCATAGCCGAAAATGTCTCTCCAAATTTCCTCAATCATCTAGCCAATTCCTCCCGAAGATCTCCATGTATTTCTCGTGACTGTATTTTTCCTCGAACTTAGTCTGAACGTACTTCTTTAAGCTTAAATCAAGTTCGTGATTAAAGTGGACTCCATCATCAGACATATTATGATGCCGGGCGCATAGATAAACCCAGCACCCCCACGTCTCCGCTTTCGGTCTGTTGCCTACTCCATAGAAGACGTGATGCCGATGGAGGTTTAACGTCGTACCGCAAATGACGCACCTGCGATCATTGCTGATTATTGATTTGCTCATTCTTTAGTGCCTCGATTTCTTTAGCCGTCAAGGTCTCAATCCCTAGATTTTTAGCTTCATCGACTACATAATCGATAAATCTCGCCATTTGAGATACGTTATAGCTTGACGTGCCGTAATACGCAACTACGTCAGTAAATCCCTTGATTGAGCTTTTACTCGTCTCACATAACCAGCCAAGCCCTTGATCCTCCCAGACATGTTTGAACGTTCCTACGGCGTTATCGCTTAGCGTAACTACTCTATATACTCCGCAATCTTTAATGTATTCCCGATAAACGGCTGTTTTTGTCGTTCTGAGCCGTTCTGCGATCTTGCCTATCAAATACCAACAATAGGCATTTGCGTTTAAGCTACGCCGCTTTTTCGGCCTTCTGACGGTAATTTCTAAGATTTCATCTTGCTGGAGATCTTGGAACTCTTCTGTTTTGGTATCCTCAAGATCAACCTCAAATGAGATGACCGCCTTTTGCTTAAACAAGTCAGTAAAGACTCTATAGATCTTTCCGTTGAGCTTCATTTACTTCACCTAAAATGGATAGTCGTTTTGGCTCGATCCTCCAAACGAATTAAAGCTGTTCTGAGAGCCGTCCGCTCCACTCTGGTATGTTTGCCCAGACTGATAGTTAAAGTTGCTCTGTGACCCCAAATTTTCGTTCTGTGAGGTATCCTGCGACTTGCTTCTCGTATCCAAGAACTGAACGCTGTCTGCTTCAACGTCAACGAAGTAAACTTTCTGCCCGTTCTTGTCGTAACTACCGGAACGCAAATGCCCTTGCACTCCTACCAATGAACCCTTGCGACAGTACTTTGCTGTGTTTTCAGCCTGCTTGCCCCAGACGGATACAGTAAAAAAGTCTGCTTGCTGGTCGCTCTTGAAATTACGGTCTACGGCAAGAGTAAATCTTGCAACGTTCTTGCCGGAATTAGTAGCCCGTAAGTCTACATCTTTAGTCAAACGTCCAGTTAATACTACGCTATTAATACTCATGTTTGTTTCTCCAATCTTCAACTAATTTCCACGCCATCTCCTCGTTAATTGGAACGTCAACGTATTGCCGCTTCTCTTCCCGGAGATGAACGCCTTTTAAAAACTTAATATCGGTATCATAACATTGCTGGTAGGCCAAACGATAAAGATTAAGCTGATAGGCTAAATACTCTTTATCAAGATTATACGTCCGTTTAATGTCTGCTAGTCCGGTTACTCCATCTTGTTCAAGCACCAAGTCCAAACGGCCTGCGCAAACAGGTTTATCATCTTGGAACAAAACGATTGGAACTTCGTTATCCAAAACTTTAAAGCCGTAATGATCCCGCAGGAATTTGAAATTGCGAAGCTCCGGAAAGTCAGACTCCTCATCGAGTTTACAATATCGCTCTATCGCACTATGAACTGCTGTTCCCTTTTCACTTGCCCGTTGGAGGACAAAAGCAGGAACTCCGTCATATTTGTGTCCGAACTTAACCTTGATGATCTGTGTAACTGACGGAAGAATTACTCCATCATAGATATACGTGTGCGTGTCATCAAAATATTCGAGGCATTGCCCCCGAATATCCCAACTTTCGTAGTTGCTATCCATTCGCTTAATCCTTCACTTTAATTCTAACTGAATCCTTGACGTGAACCATCTTGACGTACTCGTCATAGATCATGCGGTTCTCCTCCTTAAACGTTTTGGTGTCGAAACGCTCTTGATCATGACCGGCAACGTAATTGATCGTCAAATGATCATTGTCGATCTTGATTACTCCATTTTCTTTCATTGCATCAAGAATAGACTTTTTTAAGTCTTCTTCCTGCTTTTTCAGCGCTTTAATTTGCGTTTCAAAGTCAGCAATTTGCTTGGTTACGTTGCCGTTTAAAACGGCAGTTCCGTTCTCAATCTTGATTAGATCACTCATCTTCGTTACCCCACTTAATTTCCTTTTTGCTGTAGATTACCGTTACTTCAAATGCTTCTTTGTCTGGATAATTAGCCATTTTAATCAAGTCAAGCAAGTTGTTATTATCGCTTGCCGATTCGGTTGCAATTACTTTGCCCTTGCCGTAAATATGCTTGACCTCCACCAGATCCCCGGCCTTGATCATTGAAGCAAAAGGTGCTTTGCATACCTTAATTCCAGAAGCAAATTGTACAATCAAGTAATCGTTAAATCCGTTAAATCCATTCATTTTTAGAAGTCCTTCCCGTTAAACCATGGCTCATGACGTGGGTCGAAGCTCATTTCCAGCTTTTCCTTATCCTTCTTAATTTTCTCGGAGATCAGCTCGCTCGCCTTTCGCAAGCTAATGTCCTCAATCTTGCTAATTTTATTGACCTTGAGGAGCTTTTCAAGATTTTCTCCTTTGTAAGTCTTCTTCAAGATCTCAATTTGCTTTGGTGACGCCTTGCGTTCGCTTCCTCCTTGGCCTACTTGCTTTCCTTTCTTGTTTTGGTTGAGAATGGCGTTCTCCACCTCCTCAGCACTTGCAACGCTAGAATCAATACCGAACCCACAAAAGCCCAAAGCACGACCGATTGCGGACGTCTCGCAGTTTTCAATGAACGATGTCTTGTTGATGAATGACGAACTCTCCTTTTCGTAAGCAAGTCCGGTTGCTAACGTCTTGCCATTGTCATCTAGCACGGTAGTCTTCATCATGACTACGCCGTTTTCAAGACTAACAATGTCCGTTGAGATAGTCCCAGTTGGATACACTTGCCGGAACGCCTTAATTCTTTGATTGACCTCGATATAGCCCTTGCCCTTGATGTCGGTTGACTTTAAAGCACCGTTGGCCTTTTGGATCTCCTCCGCTTTATTCATTTTCCTTATCCTCCATCATGAAAACGCCAGATACTGCGAACAGAAAGCCTACGATCTTGACAATTACTAGAGCCAAGAAGCTGGAGCTGTCCATCGCCAAAAGCATGACGATCCCGACAACGATTAAGATCATTGCTAAAGTGTTGTTTTCTTTCTTTGACATTTTTAGTCCTCCTTATCAAAAACTTCAAAATCTTCTTGAGGATACAGCTTGAAGAAGTTAGCCATCATCTTATAGCTAGGATCATATGTGCCCCGTTCAACTGCTCCATAATGAGCGACTGAAACTCCAAGTTTTTTGGCTAATTCTTCTTGAGTTAGGTCTTGCTTAACTCGGAATACTTTTAAATTTTTTCGCTTGCACATTTTCTTTGTACCTCCTTTCTTGCTTACACTTATATACTACCACCCCAGAATATAATGTCAACACTTTTCTGTTAAAAAAACACTAACTTTCTGTTAAATGGCAATAAGTACTTGTTAAATGACACTAAGTAGTTGCTACCTCCTCCCCTTGACTAATACTGAATTTTAGGCAACAAAAAAAGCCCCCAATCGGGGACTTCCTTGCTTGCTATAAAGGATCTTTTAACACATAGAGGATTGCTACTTGCTTTATGACAGAATTGGATTTAAAGAAAGAGAACATAATGTCGGTATTGCTACCAAAATTTATTGTAGCACTTCTTATAAGAAATGCAACCACTTTTTAAAGTTTTCTTTCGTCTTGCATTTTCTCAAACTCTTCTTTGATGTATGAGTTTCCTCCTAGCTCTCTGTAATGCTGATATACCTCATAAATCCGCTGTTTTTCTGTTTCTTTTAGATCACGATCTACGTTTAAGTATTGAGTCAAGAAACTCTTGCACTGCTCTTTGTCAATCTTATTAATGTTGGCCTCAATCATGTCTAGCCTCCTATTAATCGGCTCTGTATTTTCCATGATTGAGTTACCGATCTTGTCATAGAAATCTTTTGCTAGATATTCAACCGCTTTTAAAAAAGTTACTACTCCAATAACGAAAGTGACAACATCGGCAACTTTTATCTGCTCTATAAAGGACTTCATTCGCTTACTCCATCTAGTTGATTCGCTTCCAAATATAAACCGCTAAATACGGCGGCATGTTGTTATGAGGTTGACCTCCACCGTTGGAATTAATAAGGTAACTGTACTGCGTTCCACTCGTCATGTCGTTGCCGTTGGACTTGATCCCCGGCTTAGTCGGAGAAGCACTGCCAAGATTTGACGCAACAAGACCTTTATTAGCCCAGTTTCCGTGATTACCCGGCACGATTTGCGGGACGTTAGCAATATCGTATTTCGGAATTTCTGCTTGAGTAAGAGTGTGATTTGCTTCCCCGCCCACGCTATCTGCTGAATACGTTGATCCAGCACCAAGCAAAAACCTATCTTGGATCTGTTCCCATGTGCCACCAAACAGCACTGACGGGTTTGCATTGTTAACGCTGATATAAATTGACCCCACCGGATAAATCATGTCGAAGATGTTTTTATCGTTGATCTTGAAGCTGTCTCCATAAGTTTTAATTCCCGTATTGTCTAACTTCGCTATTAACTTATCGGACTGGTCATAAACCTCAGCACTGCCGTATTTGTTAGCAGAAGAACCAAGCTTGAGCGTTCCTCCTTTGATCAAGTCAGCCGTTAAATTAGCTAGATTTACTTGGCTTAGATCAAGTGTGCCTCCTTTAATCAAGTCAGCCTTCAAATTAGCGATATTTACTTGGCTGAAATCAAGAGTGTTGCCAATAGTCCAAGCGGTTTTGAACTCTCCATCAATGCCATTTTTACTGAATGAGATACCGTGGCTATTAATCATGATGACGTTTTTAGCCGTATCTTTCGGCAATCTATCGACAATGAGGATCTTGTTTCCCTCATAGATAACGCTAGAGCCGTTCAAAACATCCCAAATGCCGGAACTTGCTTCCGTCATCTGTTTACCGACCTCCGCTTTTAAAGTATCAGTCTTATGCTCAATGTCCTTGCTAATGGAGTTTGAAATGTCATTCATCAAGTTGGAGAGCTTTTCATTGTAGTTGCCAAACTCGATCTCAGTATATTTCTTTTGAATGCAATCGTACTCAAACGTAGTTACGTGCGTAATAACATTGATCCCTAATCGCTCATCGATAACTTCAATCGTGTCTCCTACATCTGTCAGCTTTTCAAGATTGGCCTTTAAAGTATAGGAGACTTTCGGAATGCAATTTTCAGCAAGATAGTCGTTCGCTTGCTTCCTTAAATCATCAAGCAATGCTCGATGGTAAAGGTCGGCATTCCCTCCGAAGTCCTCTTCATTAAGATTTTGAGAGAAAGAAACGACTTTTGTGTATGGAATGTCGTACTGAGTTGGAGAGTACAAGTATAGTTCATCAAGAAGCAAACCATCTGAGCCGACTGGAAGAATTTTGGTACATACACTGTCCCAAATCGCTTCTGATCTTATCTCCCTCAAGTTCTTCTTGTATCTGACCGTTACGCCGTTATCTTGCCCTATATCAGCCGCCAATTTTACGTTGAAGTTATCTCTTACTAAGTGACCGCCCCAACGCTCTAGAAGCGTCTCAAAGGCCTCGTACAATGACTTACGAACACACCGGAAACTGTCAACGTGAGGAATGTTGGAGCTGACGATAAACGGGCTTCTATTATCCGTGGCGCTATTTAAGTGATTGATCGCATCGTTACCGCTTTTCTCAACCACGTTGGAATCGGCAATGACGTAATTTTTTGAATCGTAATAAACGTGCCACGCTCTCAGACTAATTTTGCTTTGCGTTTTCGATGGATTAGTAATTCTGAACGCTTGTGCTCCTTGTGGAGTATCAGCAACGATAATCCGGTTTGCCGTTAGATAACTGGAGTATTGTAATCCTGCTTCAACGTCAAGATAATAGTCCCCGTTATCCTCCTTATGAATTTTAGCCTTGTACGGTTGCAAGACTATATCGCCGTTTGACGTGAAGTCGGTATCAGTAACTCCGAATACTCGTAACATCTACATCACCCCGCCGCCGTTAAATACCACCGGAGGCGGATTGCTTGAATACCGTTGGAACGAGAGCTTCGTTGGAGTTGAAGAAAAGCTTCGTGCCTCCACTTGGAATTGTGACCTTAAACGTATGGTTTTCGCTGTCAGTAATTATGTTTGATGGAATGCCATCAAAATTGTCGTTTGTAACTACCATTGGTGCATTCAACCATGCCGATTCTTCTAATTGTCTTGCATAGTACGTCTCACCTTGATGAGCGTCTAAATATGCTATCATGAACGTGGTTGATCCCCAATTATTATCAGTTCCTGCCGTAAGCCGAACGTTTTTGAAAGTAACGTCTCCAGCTGAAATGGTTGTTCTTACTGGAATAACGCTCATCTTAATGCTCCGAGGAGCAAGCGTATATGTAATCGAATACCGTTTATAGCTGTCCGTAATTGTTGTCTCAGCATATCCATCGCCGTTGGTTGTATCGACTCCGTTAATCTTAATCACACAATTTTTAGAGCCGTCTCCTCCATCAAATAAGAGACTCGCAATTTTGTCGCCACTTACAGTAGATTTTGCTTCAAAAGATAGTGTATATGTCGTTTTGGTAAGTGGAATGATAGTCTGGTAACTATCGCCATTGTTGCCCTTGGCAATAGAGTACTCTTTTTCGCCTTTCATACCATCAAACAGATTGTAGATGTCGCCCCGACTGATAATGTACGTGTTTCTATACCAAGTCAAATTAGTTACTAAATCAACCGCAGGAGAATTAGAAACTTACAAGTCGTATTCGTTACTCAGAAGATTTGGAAGATCAATATAGCCGTTGGTCATGATCCCGTCTACGCCCATGTTTATCAACTTTTTAGCTCCATCAATGTCGTCAACAGTCCAAATGTAAACATCAAACCCTTCTGAATGAGCTTGGTCTACTAATCGTTGCGTTATGCCTTGCCCTACGCTAAGAACGACTTTTCTCTTGCCATTGAGCCGCTTTTTGCCGTCAGCAATTAAGTCATCGGTAATGTTCCCAGCTAACAACTCCAACTGTGCATTTTCGTCATGACTAGCAATATAATCCAAGCTGGAATGATCAAACGCTTGCCACCCAACCTTGTTAGCCATTCTATACTTAGAAACGATGTCTAAAAGTACTTGGCATTGTTCATCGGTATAGTGTTGCTTCAACTCAGCATGAACTCTTGCCCCGGTTCTACGAGCAAACTTGATGATGTCTTCAAATGTGCAAATATTAAGGCCTTTGAAGATCTCAGACTTGTAAATCCCGTAGTCGTAGGCGTTTAATTCTACTAACATTCGTTCGCCAATTTTTACCGGTTGCGTCAACTCTGTACCATCTGAATTGCGGGCAATATTGTTGATGGTAGCGTCATGGTGCAAAACGGGAATGCCGTCTTCCGTAAAGTAAATGTCGCACTCAATATCGTTGTAGCCGCTTCTTACAGCCAAAGAATAGGCCTCCAAACTCTCCTCTGGAGCGATTGAATTAAGCCCACGGTGTGCGATTGGAATAATCCCGGTGCTATTCTTCGGGCTAACCTCATCTAGTAATTTAATGCCTTCGATCGCAACTTTGCCGTTGTTCAAACGTCTAGCTGTGGCAAATGAAACCTTGTCAATATCTTTATCTGTAAGATCTTCGACAGTGTACTTTGCATAAGCACTCAGTTCACTTGTCTTCATGTCTATCATCACATCGAGGGACGTTACACTAGAGAAATCAAGAGCAACTGTAGCATTTTTTGGTAACGTGTAATTGCGATTTTGGTAAGAGACGTATGCTTGGTCGGTAAGGCAATTAAAGTTAATGATCTTCCGCTTGCTATCGTAGTATGGTAAACCGTCTTTTGATGGAACGAACTGAACGTTCTGTTCCATGTAGGTCTTCCCATTAATCAGCAGACTTTGCGCTAAAACGCCGTTCCAAGTAAGACGGTTTCCTTCAGCGGGGTATCTTCTGTAGCTGGCCAAGACGTACTGATTTGCGTTGGTTGGAATATACGGCGATTGTGAAATGAGGGATAAGGTGTTGATGTCAAAGATAATGACACCCGTGGTAAATTCCCAGTTTACCTCCACCTTGGCCATATATGGAATTCTGTAAGCATCACCGTTTGGAAGCGTGATCTGTGCGCTGTCTGTAATACATCTAAAGTCGATCACGTGCGTTGTCGTATCATAATTCGGGAAGCCGTCCTTAGAAGGCTGGAACGTAAACGTCTGATTTTTTTGAACCGGCGTTTGATATACTCCACAATCTTTCCAAGCACCGTTGACGAATAACCACATGTGCCCGGTATCCGCTACAACGAAAATTCCATCTTGCCCATTAGGGTACGCCCTTTTCAGATCGTCAGCATTAGCAAATACCTTCGGGATAAATCTTGCACCCGCAATTCTCGCATTTACTGTTCTGTTAATGTCCTCCTTTGCATCAACCACGCTGGAAGTGACAAACGACTTTGTTTGGTTCATGTCGTCAATTCTCGCAACTTCAAGCTGTGCGCTTAATGATTTGCTAAGGCTTCCTTTTGCCTCGTCAACATTGGAGTCAATCAGCGACTCCACCTTGTGCATGTCATCGTCTGAAAGGCCATCGCCTTTGTCGCCCTTCAACATCAAAAGTTTAACTTCTGGTTCGATCATATTAACCACCTTTTAATAATCAGTAATGTCATTTCCGATGATGAACAATCCATTAAGGATAGTGAAAACATCGCCGTTTATGCGGATCTCTAAATCATAATAATAGAATCCAGCTTCTAATTGTTTCGTATCCCACGGGCTAACTCTAATTCGATAATAGAGCTTATTCCCATCAGACGCAACTTTGGTAATGCCATGGTTTAAGCTCTTTTGAAAAAGATTATCTCCATCGGCGTTGCGCTTTACCGTAAACGAAGCTCCTTCAAGATCATTAGGGTTATCGTCAAAGCCGATTTCAACTGCGAAAGCTAATGTGTCGCCCTTGATTATTTCAAAATTTTTGCGCATCATATCCACCTCGTATAATTTTTAATGGTCAGTCCAACGACATCACCTTCCCAGCTAATTTCGTTAGCTCCAACATTCAAAACACAATTATCGTAGTCTCCAGCGACTTGTCTATTTTTCAAAACACTGCCGTTGTAAGCCTCCATCTTTTCGACATCGATTGTAATTGAATTGTCGTCAGCCATCATGATTTTTAAAACTGGTCTGCCGTTGATCTTGAGCAGGATTGCACCCGAACCAATGATTGTGATAATTGGCCTTGATTGGCAATTACCATTATTCCGGATAATAACTGACTTCGTTTCTTCTGTATTGAAGCTTCTTTTAGTCTCCACATTGGAATACTTAAAAGGCTGAACGTGGAATTTAACCGTTGCCGTCTTGAATCTTACGAGCCTGCTAAAGTCGATTTGATCTGTGATCTGGTAGCGGTAGTATTTATCCAATTCATTTGAAAAGGTAACCACCCCGGAACTATCAAAATAAGAAATGATGTCGTCAATTCGATAGTCTCCATAAAGCCCAATTTTCAGTTCTTTGTCATAAGCTGAATAGCCTAATGGAGTAACTATGTCTCCATCTCGGCCATCGATTTCTTCGATTTCCGTTCTGATCTTCGGCTTAGCAATAGGTGGCAATTCTTGAACCAGCAAACCGTTAATATAACGGCTGTCTTTGCCATTCAAAATAATGTAGTTTCGCATTATCTGCCCTCCTATCTGTAAATTGCTCGTGCTACGGTGCGATTAACGAATTTACCGGCGACCTCATCATCAAGCTCGATTTTCATTTCGCTTAACGCTTCCTTGAATGAGTCAATCAAATTCATATAAGTCGGATCTCCTACCGATCCACTCTGCCAATTACCGTTAGTTGAAATGTCAGTGTTAAAACTCGTTGGAATTGAGTTGTTCATCTGTTGAGCTACGGCTTGCATTTCATCTTCAAAGCCTACGCCAATCCCTTGAGCCATGTACTTGCCGACCTCATCTCTCATGACACGTGAAGGAGAGTGAATGCCAAGAGCACCTTTCATCCCATCGACAATGCCTTTGGCGAAGGATCTTACTTGACCCGCTAACCAACCTGCCGCTCCGCTGATCCCATTCCAGATGCCGTGAACAATGTTAGAACCTATTGAACCGACTTGACTTGGAAGACTAGCAAGGCCATTAACTACCGCATTAAACATGCTTCTTGCACCTCTAGCACCCGCACTAGCCATTTGGGCTGCCCATGATCCTAAACGGCCAATGACGCTAGAAAGGAATCCACCAATGCGCCCCGGTAATTGAGAGATAAATCTGACTACTCCACTCAAGAACCTAGAACCAGCGCTAGCCGCCTGTGACGCCATTCTTGACGCCCAGCTTGTAACTCTAGAAATTGCGTTAGTTAAGAAACTAGCAATCCTACCCGGCAACTGAGTAAAGAATTGAACGATGTTGCTCAAGAATTTGCTACCAACGTAGCGAGCCTTTGCGATCATCAAATTAACCCACATTACCGTTCTGGTAATAGCCGTATTTAAGAAGTTGGAAATCTTGCCGGGCAACTGAGTAAAGAAGTTAACAATGTTGGTTAAGAACCTCCTACCAGCATTTGTCGCATTAGTCGCCATGTTTGCAACCCACTTAACGACCGTGCCGATTACAGTACCCAAAATATAACCAAGATTGTAAGGCAACTGCTTAAAGAAGTTGACAACGTTAGTTAAAAATTGTCTCCCCGCATTGCTTGCATTGGTAGCAACATTGACCGCCCACGTTTTGATGTTGTTTAAGGCACTTCCTAACCATGTAGCGAACATTCCCGGCAACTGAGCTAACGTACTACCAACATTAGTAAACCAAGCTGAGATCGCAGTTTTAGCAGAATTAAAAGCATTAGGAATTGTTTGCGTAAAGAAGTTTCCTACACTTGTAGCAACATTGGTGATCGTTTCCTTGATACCATTCCAAGCGCCGATTACGAAGTCTCTGAACCCCTTGTTCGTGTTCCAAAGTACCGTGATCCCAGCAACTAGCGCTACTACTCCCGCAATGATCAAACCAATCGGGTTGGCAAGCTGTACCGCATTCAAAGCGGCCTGCGCAATCGTAAGCCCTGCTGTTGCCGCTCTCCACTCATTAAATGCCGAGACCATTGCCTCAATCTTCTGGGCTACCATTATAGCACCAAGTCCTGCCGCTATCCCCGCTAACAATGGAGCAATTCTCGGCAAGTTAGTAACCAACCAATTAATCGTGTCCTTGATTGGAGGAATGACAGTGTTAATTGTGTTAGTGATGCCATTAATGAACCCGGTAATGTTTTCTGAGCCAATCGTATCGTAGATCTTCATCAATCCATCGACAACAGAAGCTTGCAGATTACCCATCGCACCCTCAAATGTAGAAGTGCTGGTTGCCGCTTTCTGTGCAACGTCCGTGAACCCCAGATCCATGATCGCTTTATTGAACTCGGCGGCCGTAATCTGTCCCTTAGCCATTGCGTCCCTAAAGTTACCGGTATAAGCACCGTTCTTCCGTAACGCTTCTTGCAATTTGCCACTCGCACCCGGAACTGCGTCAGCTAATTGATTCCAGTTTTCCGTAGTTAACTTGCCTGCGCCCGCAGTCTGAGTAAGAACCATTGCGACACTCTTAAAGGTGTCTTGGTTACCACCCGCAACAGCGTTAAGGTTACCTGCCGCCTCGGTCAGCTTTTCAAAATTCGGAACTCCGTTTGACGCTAATTGAGCCGTGGTGTTGGAAACTGTAGACAAGTCATAAACGGTCTTATCGGCGTACTCCTTCATTGAACTGCTTGCACGCTTGATTTGTGAATCATCATACCCAGCAAATTTCATTGTCTGTTCAAACTTTTTCATAGAGTCCGAACTCTCAATAGCCTCGCTGGCTAGTCCCTTGATCCCGTCAATAGCCGATTGAATGACATTGCTTGCAAGGTTAGCGATAGCGCCCTTCAATACCGTAAAGCCCTTGCTTGCGTTATCGGATTTGTCTCCTGCGTCTTCTACCGCATTGCCAAGATCTTTAGACGGCTTCTCAGCGTCTCGCATTGATTCGCCCAACTCGTCTGTTGGCTTCTTGGCTTCCTCCAACTGGTCGCCTAATTCATCAATCTGACGTGCCGTCTTATTTACGTCAGCTTGCGCATTGTTCATCTGAACCGCAAGTTTAGAAAGGGATTGTTTGTTCTTGTCCTGCGCCTCAGTACTTTGGTTGTACTCTTTCTGAAGCTGATCTACGGCTTCTTTTTGCTTTTGATAAGCGGCTGAGTCCTCACCAAGAGTTGTTTTGATCTGCTCTAGTTTCTGCTTAGCTCCTTCTAGTTTTTCGCCAAGCTGTGTGTGCTCGTTAGCCGCTTGTTCTACTGCCGCTTTGTATTTATTGTACTGTTGAGAAACAAGACTGAGTTTCTCCTTCTGTTGCTCCAGTTTTGTCTTTAAGACATCTTGCTTCCTACTTAAAGCAGTAACACTTGTGTTGTTATTGCCAAACTCACTTGTTACGACTTTCATTGCGGAATTTACTTCTCGCAACGACTGATTGATCCCCCTTAAAGCGTTTCTATATTCTGTTTCGCCTTTAAGTTTGATCGTCCCACCGAATGCCATGCTATCACCTCCAGTTAAAACCACTCATCGTCTTGATGACTTTTCGCAAAAGCTTCGGCGTAAGTCATGTTGTTGTTTTTTAGTCTCATTTCCAAGTCAAAATCGTCTTTATAGCACTGGTATAAAGCACAAAATGTCGAAAGTGTTAACCTCCCGACCTCCTTAAAGCTTAGATTTAACTTGGATTTGCCGATGAAATAAAACCACGTGAAATTAATCGGCTGATCTTGTTCTTCCTCGTGGATTATGAGTTTTTTTCAGAACTCTTAGTTGAGTCAACGACAGCACTTTGCATTTGCTCAGCTACTTCTTCAATGCCCAATTCGCTAATAATACGGCCTACTTGCTTCTCAGTAAGCAATGGAGTGTCAGTGCCCTTTTCATCGTTGTCAATTTCAATGCCCTCGTTAATCATGCAAGTGATACCAAAACGCAAGGCCTTGATATTAGGCTCGTTCTTCTTCCCTCCGTCAGTGATTTCACCCCAACGAGCTACCGTACCATATTTGTTCTGGATTTCCTCCATAACGTTCAAGTTAAAGACAAGCTTGTATTCATTGCCTTTGTATTCTATTTTCTTCGTGATTTCTTTCATCGTGCTTCACCTCATCAAATTAAGCGCCAGTCTTAGCCATCAAGCCTTCGAGATACGTAACTGCTTCTTCCTTAGTGTCAAAGGTCTTAGCTCTTGACCACTCCCCACTAGCCAAACTTGACGCAACTCCTTCAAGTTCTGTGGTTGTAAAGTCTACCTTGTCGCCCTTAGTCTTGTCTTCTTGTGATGGTTCTGAGAATTTTACCTTGCACAAAAACTCTACTTTGTACTTGTAGATCCCGTTAACCATTTTAGTAATGACCCGGCCTAAACCAACATAAGGAGCGGTATCGCCAGAATTACGGACAATTTCATTGCCAGTCCCATCGCTACCGGTAGTTAACTTATGACCAAGCAAATCGGCCATGGTTTGTGGGTCGTCTTCGTCAATTTCGATGGTAACTGTAGCAGAGTTGAAAGAGTAGTCGCTTTCTGCCAAGCCGTCATCAGCATAAAGGGTTGCATCGTTGTTGGTTACTGAGACCTTGCAAGACACCGCCTTAGCAGGAGTCTTTGCTCCATCATAGACCGCCTTGCCGCCTTGTTCCGTAAGCTTAGAGTATCGAAAATTACTCAAACCGATTTTTGCCATTATTAATTACCTCCATTATTTTATCTGATATGGATAAAATTTAACGTCTTATGATATAGCCCCGTCTCATCTTCGTAAAGATCTCCGGAGTTATTTTGCGGATTGTAGACCCAATCGTTGGCTTTTAAAATCTCTTTTACCGCTTCAACGATCGGGAAATAGTTGCCCTTAGAATAAATGTCGAAATCGTAGCAATCAGAATAGCTGACGATCTCGTCATCGGCAGAAAATACCTCATCAACCATAATTTCTTGGTAAGTAATGTAGGTCGTTTCCTTGCCCTCATGCCGTAAAAATGAAACAGGGATCTGTTTTCCATTAACAGTGAAATTCTTAAAAATCTTCTCAATCTCGCTATTCATCTCCTAGCAGGCCTCCGCTCAGCTCTTTTTGCTTTGCTCGCATAATCGCTTCGATCTCACTCTTTTTGAATGCTTTTCTGAAGAATGGCTGTTTAGGATAATTTGCTCTGCTTGAGCCGTACTCAAACAGGTTAGCAATTAAAGGGATTGGAGTTTTTACGCCGTTTTCATTGGTAAAGTAACCACCCATGACGACCTTGTTGTTGATCCCGTCATCGCTAGGCGTTCTGTACGTTCTAGTTACCTTAACCCCACTAGCAAGCCCGGCTTTTTTCATTCCGGCAGGCATTCCGGAAATGACTTGATTTCTGACGTATTCAGCTCCTGCTTTGGTCATGCCGCCAAAGATTGTGCGTGCCCTTTTTTCAACGAAAGTGACATCTTTAAAGACGTCATCTGGAAGCTCCATCTCGAACTTTGCCATTACTTAATCACCGCTTTCGCTTGCATCTCGATTTCGGTATCGTCCTCGTTTACATTGTTCAAATACTGAACCGTGTAAACCTTGTTGCCGTACCTAATCGTCATGTCACGATTGGAAGCATTAGAATTGTAGTAAGCGTCCTCCACTGCCTTGGAGTAGCGGATAGTGAAATTCGTTGTTGCCTTTTCGAAGTCTGAGTTGTTGACAACTAGCGTAAACCCCTTTGTCGTCTTAACGCTCGCCCACGGAGAAAGCACTAATTCTTCCCGCTCATTCGGGAAGCCGTCATCATCTACGCCTTTTACAACTTGATATATAGAGATTTTCTTATTATACTTGCCTGCGTTAATCATGACGGCCTCCTTACAGTAAATTGATTGAGTGCATTCCTAGAATGGTTTGAACGGTCTGATTAAAGTCTCCCTTGTCAACATATAAAGTGCGATTGTCGTACATGTCTTGACATAATAGATAAACCACGATTACGAAGTCGGGAAAATCGTCTAAATTTTCTCGCCCCGTATATTTCGTGATGAATGTCTTAGACACATTCAGAAGAGTTTGCAATAGCGTTACGTCTTCTACTGTAGGATCAGACAATCTCAGATAATCAGCCAAATTTTCAACGGTGATGTCACTAACTTTTGTTACGTCATTCATTCTTAGCAACCTCCTTTGGAGGCCGACCCCGTTTCTTAACTTCTTCGATGTATTTAGCATTCAGCAAGTCGTCAATAACGTTCTGTTTGGTCAATTCCTTGACCTCATCTTTCGCCATTGAAACGATCCCACTGAATCCTACCAGTGCTCTATATTTCATCTTTTAGCCTTCTTTGATTAAGCGGCTTTCATGACCAACTTAGCAAGACCTTGTTCGTTTTCAACCTTGCTGTCGAACTCAAACCAACCTACAACCCCGGTAGCATGTTCGTCTGCGTACTTTTCACGCAACACTTGAATGTTTACTTCTTCGTTGAACTTGGTTGCCAAGCATGACATGTCGCCGTAGTAGATAACCGTCTTGCCGCCTGCGATGTCGTCCATGTTGTCTGAGACGAAAACAGGCTTGCCAAGCAAGGTAGTCCCGAATGGAGAAGTTACATCATCGTTAAGCAAGTAACGACCAGTTGAATCCTTCAACAAGCGCAGTGCGGTACGAGTTGCGTTACTCATAATGAAGATTGCATTGTTCTGGAAGGCGTCCTTAACGGTGTCCTTCAACTGAATTACTTCATCACTAGTGATTGCGGTTGCACTTGCGGTGGTGATTGCATTCTGAACGGTAGAAAGACCAGTAACCTTGCCCGGAGTACCCTTCAGCAATTCATGCTCGATAAACCGTGCGATTGAATCGCCCATCTCAGTAACTACAAAGTTGACAATGTCGAATTGAGCATTGTTAATCAGAGAATTGGAGATCTTAGACAACGCACCAGCCAAGAACCCAGTAAGCGTGATGGACTTGAACGTACCATTTGAAGAGGTCAAAGGACTAAATTCGTCTTGGTATGCAACCTTGAGAGTTGAAGTCTGGTCATCATAATAAGGGATTTGCAAATTGCCCTTGACATTGTACTTAGTTGACTTGTCAAGCACCGGAGAAACATCGTAAACCCGCTTAATGATCTTTTGCGCAATGGTAGTAGGAATTACCGCACCGTTATCGCTCTTGCTCAATTCCCCGGCACGTTCATGAACCAACTTGCCTCGAATGTAATTTTCAAAAGCACGAGTTTCGTTTTGTGCTTGTTGCTTCTTCTTGTCTTCTTCACTCATGTCGTTGCCTCCATCTTCTTCAGCTGGTACTGGTTCTTTCTTTGGTTGCTTTTCGTCCATGCTATCCATATCTTCGTTAATCTTCAACTTTTCAGTGATCTTGCGCACGTTATCACGAATTTCTGACAATTCAGCCATTTCTTCGTCCGTAAGTTCTCTCTTTTCGCTCTTCGCCTTGTTAACCGTGTCTTCCGCACGAGTAATCAAGTCATTCTTTTGTTCAGTAAGTTCTTTTGAATTAAACAACATATTAGTCGTCCTCCTTGATTTCATTCAAAATTGCATCGGCCTTAGAATAATCAATCTCTTTCGGCTCTTCTTTTGGTGTCTCCATCTCTCGAACATTTACTTTGTCAATCATGTCCGCCCCAATGAAGTTGATTTGCTGATCTCTAGCATTGATTGACGTCCCAACATAAGCAGGCGTTTTCGAGTTATCGAGAATTGAAACTTCATAAAGATTAAGTCCTCGTACTTTTCTCAACGGCAACTTAGTTTCGCTATCAACGCTTTCTTCAACGTCTCTGTCGGTGAAGCCAAAGCTCCAACCAGTAAGTTGATGATTTCTCGCCTTCTCGATTACGTCCTTGTCGTAAATCTGCGCCCGTGCATGCAAGCCAATGTTGTCTTCCTCCAGCTCAAGATTGCCCTTGGAGGTGCTACCAAGATCTCTAGTCCAATCGTGATTGAGAAGAACATGAATATCTGAATTTCGTTGGATTGCGTCACTGAACGCACCTTTATCGATCCGCTCAACGAATCTGCCTAGTCTACTTGGCAACGGCTTAGAGTTGCGTTCTACGGCATTTACGTAGCCCTCAATCTCTACGTGGTCATTGCGAATGTTAACCTCCATTTGCTTCTTCACCTCCTTTATTGCTTTCATCATTCAAGTCTGCTGTTTTATCCGTGTTTGGCGTATAGTACTGGTGAGAATTGATGTCATACAGTACTGAACCCAAACCGACATTGACAACGTCCATGCCTTCGATTGCTTCAAGATTTTCTTTTTCCCGGATTTCATTCTTTGAAATCCAGCCTGCGTCATTAGCCGTCTTATAAGCCTCATAACGCTCTTTTTGGTTCGCCTTAGTGATTTCGTTGACGTCCAGAACGAAAAAGTAGTTCTTTTTCTCCTTTTCAAGCAATAAGTCACGATTTAACGCCGTTTCAAACGCTTTTACGATAGGAAATATCGCTTCTTTGAACGTGTCGTAGAAATCTTCTTTAATGTGGAAGATGCTCTTGATCTCGCTGGTCAACGTGTTCTTGTTTTGATCTAGTTGCATCTCCACCGAGTTGTTGCTTGCTTCTTGGAACTCCAACCCATCGTTCAAGACGATGACGTTTTCGGTGTTGTTGGTGTAAAGATTTTTCCAAGCTCTTTTAAGCGTGTCAATCGTGTCTTGGTCAAGTCTGCGGTTCGATTTAAGGAAGCCCTTCTTATTACCGCCACTCTTAACAAGCCCTAACTGATAAATTAACGTGCTATATGCCGTTTCTAGTGCCTTAGAGACTTGAACTGTCAACCCCACACCGCTAGCGCCGTCTTTGGTGTTCCGTAACAGCTTGATAAACTGATATGGCTGATATTCTGCGCCATTAACGAGGATCACATAACTCTTGTTGATTGGATCTGAGTTTTTCAAAATTGAAACGTTCCGATCCTCCACATATTTAATCGCAGTTACATCGTTCTTGCTTTTTGCAATGTAGGCATATCCGCCTTTTCCAAGAAGATAATCTTCGACAAGAGCTTTTTTGAGTTGAAATGCGTCTAGCGTGTCTCCAGTATCTGAATTTAAGCATGTTACACGTGAGTCATTCGTAACTTCCTCGATCTTGCCTTTTTTGATCTTGTACAATCTGACAGGCATGCAAGCGACCATGTTACAGAGAAAATCGACCGCTCCTGCTACCGCAGGCAACGTTAATGCCTTTTCTCTCGTAATTGTGTCTCCACCAATCAAAGCTTGCAAAAGCACATCGTCAACCGCTGGAGCAATTTCTGCTTTTGGAGCGGGATCTTCCCGTGTTCTGAATAAATCTAAGAAACTCAATCGATCACCTCCAAACTAATTTTATCATGTTTAAATCAATTACCATACTATTTCACATATTCCCAGTGAAAACCGCCTGTGGTTTTTCTTCTACCGCTACAAGCATCGCGGATGCACCCACATTTAATTCCAGTCTGTAGCTCTGCTTCTATTGCGCTATTGTATATGATTTTTGTCTCTATGCACATTACGGGACTGCTTTTTGCTTCACTGATTTTCTTTCTTGTTTCTTCGCTGGTTAAATGGCCAATGTTTGCCTTGCTTATTTTTTCTTTGTGCTCCTTGCTTAGGTGCTTCCCGTATAGGAAGTTGTTTTTACCTTTGTGCAATTCGCTTAGCTTTTCCCTTGTCTCACGCGAAACCTTCCGATTGCTCATTGCTCTACTTATCTTGAGCTTGGTTTCTTCGTTTACGCAATTCACGTTTTCGCCGTGCTGAATGTTATAGCCGAATTTGCTGTTGTCGCTTTTGTATAGCGAAATAAGCTCTATCTCTTTTTTCTCTGCCTGCTCTTTGGTCAAATCATCATACAAAACATCATGCTTGATGTTTTCCCATCCATATTTCGATATTGCCCTAGTGAAATACTGGTTATTTTTGTATCCGTTTCCGTTTTTCCACCTTTGGTTTACGTCAAGCTTTGTTATTCCTATATAAACCTTATTGCTTGGCGTTGTATGTTTATATACCTTATAGTTTTCGTTGTCCATCAAATCACCTGTATGGTAAATCCGTCATTACCAAACAGCATGTCTTGCTGTAATAGATATACGGCGTTGATAAGGCTGACAACCATATCGACTTTCCCTGTACTCTTTTTCTTGTGAACATAGGCGTTTTTATTGGTGTCGTATGCAACTTTCGCATTTTGAAAGTTGATCTCAAGCAACTTGTTTTCGGTGTATTGGAACTTCTTGTTGAGGATCTCCTCCTTCAACAGCTTTGTCGGAGGGTGCAATACGCTGGAGTGCTGTCTAATTTCTACAGTGTTATATCCTGCCTTCTCCAACTTTTGTGCGGTACTAAGCGCATTCCAACGGTCATAGCCTATTGCTTGAATTTGACAACCAAACCGCTGTTCTATACTTAAAATATACGCTTCCACGAACGAATAATCAATTACTCGATCACCGCAAGCCATGACTTTTCCAGTCTTTAGTAAATTGCGATAATCTACCTTCTCTGAAACCATCTTCTCGTTGATCCGGCCTTCTGGAATAAACGCAAATGAATCAGCCAAGATGTTGTCCTCATCATCAACGGAGACCATTGAGATACTGGTGTTGTCGTTCGTCTCTGAAAGGTCAAGTCCAAGATAAACAATCCTGCCGTTCCAATCGATGTCGGATACCTTGCACTCTTGAACGTCTTTGACATCGATGTAGGTCTCAGTCCCAACGCCTTGATAAATGATATTACAGTGCTTCGTGACGAAATTCTCTCTTGCACTCTCAATCGCAATTGCTCTCGTTCGCTTTTTGAGCAAGTCCTCCCAGATTTCTGGGATCTCCAATGCAACCGGGTTCGCCTGCTTCAAGATTAAATCGTCTGTTTCCCAATCTTTAACGCTGTCTGGCTCATACAAAAGTGAGAACACGGTTTCGTCTTTTTCGATGCCGTCAAGCACCTTTTTCGAGTACGCAACTTCGTCTTCAAACGGGTTATCGATTGTCGGGTATTTCGTACTAATGATGAACCCTAATTTGTTCAAGATGTTAAGTTGCCCGGACTCCATCGCCTCAATCGGATAGCTGTTAGGAAGTGCTCCAACCTCGTCAGCAATAAAAGCGTTAGGAAGACGACCGTCCATACGGTTGTTTGAATAAGCCAAAGGGATCAACTTATTTTCGCTCGGCTTAAACAAGATATAGTCCCGCAAGATTTTCCATCTCGTTGTGTCCTTGAATTTGTAGATCAACGGGCTTGCCTTCAACGTCTGCCCAATCGCATCTTTAATTTCTTTTGACAGAGCACCGTCTGGAGCTACTGAGAAGAATTGACTGAACCGTGGCTCAGTAATAAACAGAATGATGAAGATTGTCGCAATCGTATATGTCTTGAAGTTCTTACGGCAAATTTCCAAGACCCCGGTCTCATATCTTCGCCTCTTAGGATTGTCCCGGTAAACCGTACACAGCATTGCCGTGTAGAAAAGCCATTGATAACCCGTTGTGCATTCGTACAACGGCTTCCCGGCTTTAAGCCCTTTTGGCATAATCAATAGCTTCAAGATGTTCTCAATCTGTTTTAGTTTCTCCTCACTAATGACGTACTTCTTATTCTTGTCCTCGCAGATTTTCATGAAATCCCGCATTTGACGCTTGACGTACTTTGGAGTTGTTTTGGCCTTAACCGATTTTTTGCAAAACTCGTAAGCCTTACTTCTCATCGTCTTCGCCGCCATTTATTAACTTGAGAAGCGGATCTTCTTCTGCCGATGAATTGTCATCGCTGGAGAATCTTGAAATGATTTTCATCAACGTGCTAACCGTCTTATTGGCGCTGTCGGTAGTGCGGTTGTAGTCTTGAATCGCCGGGTGTGAATAAACGTTCTTCCGACCTTTTACGTACTCCTTAGTAACCAGAACTCCGTCATTCTTAATTGACGACTCCAACTCGTTAAGGATCTTCAACTGAACCATGTAGCGGCGGAATGTTGTGATGAAGAAGAAGTTTTTGTCAACCCCGAAGGCCTCAGCCTTCTTCAAAATTTCCTCGGCCTGCTCGTTTACTGTTTTACGCATGTGCTTTCACTCCTTTTAATTCATTTTAAGCAATTTTAAGGCGTTCTGAGCCGTTTTAATCTTAGGCAGGTACGTTTACACTAGCGTACTTGCTCTCCTTCCTTGTGAGGCGTTTTTGAAGCCTCCAGCCATCACTTGCGAATATGTTTACTCCATCTCGGAGACAAGAGCTTAGGAACGGCATAATTCCACTTAATTTCATGGTGGATACGATATTCGGTGATCCCCATTGCGGAGACCTTGACACATGACGGACAGCACATGACGCTGTAGAACGATTTTCTATAAGTACCATTCTTTTGGTAGATCTCAGTCATCCCACCGTGTTGAACCTGCGTTGCGTCAACGTAAACCATGACGGGCATGTACGTGTAATAAAGCTTTCCCCTCATTCCGTTGATAAGAGACGTGGTAATATCGTCATTCATTCGCATGTTGAAATACTGAACATCGTCTGCCCTCATGAGGAATGTCGTCATCGTCTTCTGGATCATGCCTTTGTCGAAATTCTTGTTCTCAGCACCGCCCAGATAATATGACGAAAGCCCAAATGATAATGATGTGATTGGCTCTCCTTCATGAGTTCGACCATTCCGGAGAACACTTCGTCAAGATGCTTGCACTTTACACTTCGCAATTTTCCGTCTTGCACAAAACGGTATCCAAAGCCGTGAACGTCATCATCAAGCTGGAGGTGGAATTTATACCCCAAGCGCTTGGCCTCATCTTGAATGAAGTTTCTTGCAAATACCCCAATTCTTCTGTCATCGTCTAAATCGCCAAGGTCTGTTTTGGCAACGTAGTCTCGCTTGTCGAACTGGATAACCATGTCTCCAAACTTTTCTCTGTAGAGATCTTCTTGGTCATCTTCGTTATCAATGACGATGTAAACCTTGCCGGTATATCCTCCATCACGCAACGCTCGATAGGTTGAGATTGTTTCTGCTCTGCCGTGGGTAAGAATGAAAACAGCGAAGTCTTTATTTTCCATTTTCATCGTCCCCTTCAATTAAGTCTTCTACAACCTTCGTCAACTTGACATAGCCGTTAGCAATCGCATCATTGATGTCGATGATGACTAGCGCTGACTTTTCCATCAATATTTGCATTTCCTCAGAAGCATTTGAGTAATAGTCGGCAATCTTAGTGTAGTTGAAGACCAAGTGACGATATGCCGCCTTAATCAAGAAGTTCTTTTCATCATCTGAGACGTTTGACTCCTTAATTTCCCGGATCAATTCGTTTGTCTTTTCATCATCGACCAAATCCATGATGTCAACGAAATCGCCCGTTGGCTCGTATTGAGGCACGTGAGTCTCTTGGCTATAAGGATTATCTTCCTCATCATCAAGCTTGACGTCCATCGCTTCATCGTCAGTGAACAGATCATCGCCGAACTCAGTCATGTCCAGCATGATGTTGCTGAGTTCCTTAGACAACTTCTCCTCGTCCCAAGTCGCATATTCTGAGACCTTGTTATCAGCAATTCGGAATGCCTTGATCTGATCCTCGGTCAAATCTTCAGCAACGATACATGGTACTTCAGTAATCCCCAGCTTCTCGCAAGCCTTCAACCGTGTATGACCAGCAACTACGATGTTATCTTTATCAACTACGACAGGAACTTTAAAGCCAAACTCTTTAATTGAGTTGGCAACATAGTCAACCGCTTCTTCGTTATTCCGTGGGTTGTTCTCATACGGTACTAGATCAGCAACCTTCTTATAAACGATATTCATTCGTTCATTGTCCATTTTTTAACCTCGCTTTTGTATATGCTCCATAAACCTTTTCCAAAAAACCATGCGAAAAAATAAATTGTGTGTTTTTTGGTTCGGGTGTTT